ATTCATAATATTAGCTAGTCCACTATAGGGTGCGTTACTATTAATCATTACTTAGTTCCTTGTCTTGGATTCATATAGTGTGACTGTGGTTTAGTCATGTCTGCATGGAATGTACTGGTATCATTTCTTTGTTTATTATACAACGCATCCTTAGAATATGCCATACCTTCAGTAGTTCTTGCTCCAAAATAATCTGATTGAGGAGCAACACCATTATTTACATTCTCAATAAAAGTACTATTATAGATTAAGTCCATCATAATTTTATAATCATTTTTCATTTTAATTTAAGTCCATCCAACCTGTTCCTGAGACATAACCTTTATATTTCTTAACTTTAGTAGCATAAACAATAAAACCTTCTTCAGGTCTACCAATCGTTCCAACACTTACAACAGTTCTAACTCGTGTAGCAGGAGCTACTTCTACTTCAAAGTCCCGCTGTTCAAGCAGGAATTTCATTTCTGAAGCATAACGAATAAGATCATTATAAAGCTGTTGACTAGTTGTCATCTCTAAGTTAGCATAGTATGGTAACTCAGGATAAAGTTTATTAGCCATTTTTAACGACCACCATCAGGCTGAATACCCATACGAACACTACCCCAACGCCAGCTAGTGCCTGATTCGGTAGAAGAAACTCTTACAGATGCTTGTCTACCTCTCGCTCTCATATCAATCTTTTGAGTACCTGCGTTAATAGTAAATGGTCCTCTAGTAATTGTTGGTCCGTTAGGATATTGTTTAGTGTCAATAGTAAAAGTAATAGCACCACCATCAATAGTATAGTCAGGAATAATACGATCAATAAACATTAATTGATCACCATCTTCAATATCAAAGTCTGCTGACTCAAGATAAGAAGTTAAAGCTTGCCCATCTCCAGTATAGACACCATTAGGCTCATTATCCCAATAGTAATTATTACCAGTAGTATCTATGCCTGTAGTAAGGGTGTTAGAAAATATAACTCTATCTTCAAAAGTATTAAAGAAACCTGTACCAAATACCCAATTATTTTCTACTGTATTATAAATTACATAACGATCAGGTTCTAAGGAATTAGTAGAAGGATATAACCAAATTACTTCATGGAACTCTGAGTTAGTCCCTGCATAAACTTTATCACCTTGAGTAGAATTAAAGCTATCATAAATATGACGACGAATAGTGCAATCAAGTTTTTGTACTCTACCATTAAAGGCAAAGAAGTCATTTATACCCATCCAATAGGTAACGCCTTCTAGTGCAACAGCAGCATGAGGACCAATAAGACCAGCATTATTACCTAACAGTGTGTTATTAAAGATAAAGGGAGGACCAACATAGTTTAGAGCGTACATAGCACGATCAGTCCAAATATGAATAGCATTACGTGAGCGAACACCTCCTACAATCTCCGTACCATCTACTAATTGTATTTCACCTGCTGTAGTAGAAATACTTGGTTGCCAATTAGCATAGTTTTCTTGATCAGACCATCTAACAAGAAGAGGATTAAATATAGATGTAGCAGTTTCATTAGCTCCTAAAGCAATAACATGTCTGTCATTAGGAGAAACAACAATGCTATTAATCTTAGTTGGGCTAGTGCTAACAATAGTTGCTCTTGTAGGAGATGAACTAGCATCAGCATCCCAATGAAGTAGTTGTGAACCCCTGCGTACAGCTAGTAAATCTTCACCCCAAGTATCCATTGACCATTGATTACCAGCAAAAATAATATTGGAGCTTTCGGCTGCTTCATCCCAAGCACGTTCACCTGTTATAGAAACACCAGCATTATAAATACCAGCACCATAACCTAGACCTTGAATACTATCTGTCTGTTGTGTCTCTAATAAGAAGTTAGCTGTTGCTACACCTACATCTGTTAGATTAGAATCTGCATTATAATTAACAGTAAAGGCAAAGTTATGTATACCTGACTTACCTGTAACGGCATAAGTAGGTCCACCAAAAGCCGTGACTGCAAAATCAGTTCCTTCAGAAAAACCGGGTATAGATGTATTAGTAAAATTAATCCAATCACCAACACTAACATTATGATTAGTCAGACTTACAGAAACAATAGGAGAACCAGACTGAACATTCATTACACTTGTAAGCGTAGTTATGGATGTAATTGGTGTTACATCATAATTAATACTATTATAAAGAATATAAAGACGTTGCTCTGTACCTGTAGCAAGATACTTTTGTGTGTCATTTGAAATCCAAGAAATTAAATCTCTTGAAGTACCTATAAGAGGTGTAGGAAAATGCTTTTGATATCCTCTTAAATTCTCTGGTTTTCCTTCTCTGAAACGAACTCGGTCACCATCATACCACTTACCCTCCTCTGAGTACTGAGTAGACTCACGGTGAAAACCGGGTTTAAAGTTAAGTTTAGATAAACGTGAAGTTGAACTAGGCATTAAGAAACTGACCCTCTAATGTCTCCGCTAGAACCTATATATGTTGCAGAATAACTGTTTAAATTAATAGCTTTACCGGCAGCACCACCTAAGTTTAAACCAGATGTACTACAGTTTTGGTTGGCACCGTTTGCAGCAGCCTGTCCCGGTCCACCACCAGCACCACCAACACCACCAGTTTGAGGACCATATGTAACGGCAGTACCTCCAGCACCTCCAGAAGTAGCAGTTCCATCAGAACCGGAATTACCATCTGTACCACAACCACCTAGTACACTTCCTCCAGAACCTACTTGACTACCTGCACCGCCACCACCACCGGAACCACCAGCAGTACAGCCATACTCATCAGCGCCAGAACCGCCACCACCACCGCCACCCCCTCCTCCCCAGATTTCTCCAGAGGCATTAACGACAGAAATATTATAATTTATAGCTAAAGCAGCTCCCCCAGCGGTAGCATCTCCTAATGGGCAATTATAACCACTTGCACCAGATTGAGCACCAGTACCGCCGTTGCCACCTTTACCTTGTATTCTACCATTATTTACAATTTTAATAGTAGAACTGGTAGGAAAAGAATTAATAGTAAATGCTGCTGAACTTGTAGAAGTTGCACCAACTGTTATTCCAGAAGAAATTCTAACTTCAACTGAAATAGGAGAAGAACCATTCCAATTGTAATTATCTTGTAAGTCTGTATTTAAGACATAGTTATTTGTATTTGCACTTATAAATACTACAAGAAGAGAATTACTCATAAAGAATGGTGAAGATACTAAAGACATTATTTAAAATCTAAAGCTGAAGCTACATCAATGGCAGAAACACCACGAACAAAATAAGAAATAAGGTCTACACTATCTGCTACAGATGTTGGGGTAACAGTTACTCCTGAAGAAAAATTCCACACATCTGAAAAACTAACTGATCTACCACCAGTTCCGTCTTGAATTAAATAAATAATACCTGACTGACCGGGAGCAATATTAGTTGGTGTAGTAACACTTGTATTTCCTGTTAATGTTAGTTTAAAAAAGTTACCATTTTGTAAATTAAGTGTAGTATCACCAGTAGCATTTGAAGATACAAGAATACCAATAGCTGCTGCACCTAGAGATACAGTGCTATTAAGAGCAGTGGCACCTACAACGGTTAAAGCACCCTCAACAGATACTTGTTGAAAAGTTGCTGAAGTATTTACAGTAATAATGGAAGAAGAAAGTACTGAGGTTGAAATACTTGTAGCTGTAAGAGTAGTAGCTGTAAGAGTATTAGCTGTGAAAGAGGCTACTGAGGTAGGAGTATCTATTCGATAAATAGATGTACCATTACAAGCTACAAAAGTATTTACACCCTGTGAAAGAGTTAAAGCAGTTCCTCCTACTGTTTTCATCTGTACTGCAAATGATCCTGTAGTATTCTCTCTAACAAAGTAAGTCTTTTCTTCAGCAGGAACAGTAATTGTTACATTAGCTGTTAGAGTACCTGCAAATTCTAAAGCAGCATTACGAGACTGATCAGTAGAACCTTGGTTATCTGTAAGAGTAATACCTGTGCTACTTACAGATACAATTTCATAACCAGCTATAGCATCATCTATAAGATCAATAACATTAGTATTTAAAATAGCTCCCCAACTATTAGGATTTTCTCCATCAGTTTGCTTTTCTAAGCCTAGTCTATCTGTATATGTACTTGCCATTAAATTATCTTTCCTTTGTCTTCTTTTCTACACTCTGATGATAAAATTTCTAAAGGGGGTGGTGAATTATCTATAATAATATTAATATTTTTTTCATATAGTAAACAATTATCTAAAGTAATAAATGGTCCTGTCATAGATTGCTCTATTACAGGAGAGCCTGTTGGTATCAAAGCTATCACTATTATTGATAAGTAATAATACATTTATTAATTATACTCTTTATTTAATATTAAATATAGTATCTAAATCATTTAGTTCTATGAAGCGATCTGCAACTATCAGCCCTCGACATAAGCCTTACCGGCTGTCACAGCGTTAACGTAGGCGGTCTTGCTCAACTCTGATTCAGAGTACCAAGTTTTAGCTGCCTGTATTTCGAGATGGTCGGTATTACGTGTGACCATCAGTTTGACATCTGCCGATGTATCATTAGCCAAGGCATCCGTATCATCAGCTATGATTGCGTTGATCAGCGTTACGCTGTCGTCCATTGCAGAAAAGTTCTGCGCTATTTGTTCTGCGGTGATCATATTATCCATTTAATTTCTCCTCTAGTTCAGTTACTTTTGCGGTTAATTCTTGTATCGCTTTGATAAGTGGGAAGACGAACGCCTCTGCCGAGATACGCTGGCAACCATCTGCGCCTTCACTCCACCCGGCAAATCTCTCCACACCAGTCTTATCAAGAGCCTCTTTTACCTCTTGAGCGATCAGACCGTGCATGGTGACATCTAGTGTCATGTGGTTCTCTTCGCTGTATTCAGCGAAATCTTTGGGGAACTCGGAATTAGGTTTCCACTGATACGTCACAGGTCTTAGATCATTGACAAAATCTAAGCCCAAAGCAGCGTCTGCTATATTCTTCTTCTTACGAACGTCAGAGGCTCTTGTCCAAACAGCATCGGTGCCAAAATCATTAGAGACTATATTAGATGATTTACCAATAGAGACCTGATCGTTCGCAGTACCCGTAATACTATCCCCGATCACAATCTGATTAGTAGCAGCACCAGCAGAGGCATCTGTTGCATTCCCTAGAAATACATTGTTGGTGCCCGTGGTTAGAGCATCGCCAGCTTGATGGCCGAGTGCGGTGTTAGTAGAACCAGTGGCATTTTTCAAAGACTGATAGCCTATTGATGTACTATTACTACCAGAGGTGTTGGTAGACAGAGCATCCCTGCCTACCACTATATTATTACTACCAGTGGTGTTAGAAACCAGAACCCATCGGCCAATTCCTACGTTACTACTACCAGAGGTGTTTGAACTCAGTGCATAAAGTCCCATCGCTTCATTGAGCGAACCAGTGGTGTTCGCATTCAGTGCATAAGCACCAACTGCTGTATTATTACTGGCCGTGTTGGCACCAAGCGCACTAATACCTACTGCTGTATTATCAGCGCCGGTGATATTGGCATCGAGCGCATACCTGCCGACCGCTATATTCCGAGTGCCAGTGGTGTTGGCATAAAGTGCATTATTGCCCACTGCTACATTAGAAGCGCCCGTGGTGTTGGAGTAGAGCGTATTATAGCCTAATGCTGTGTTGTAGTCGGCGGTGGTGTTGGAGTAGAGCGCATCCCTGCCGACCGCTACATTCCAGTGGGCCGAAACGCTATTATACATCGCTGAGTTGCCGACTGCCACATTATCTTGGCCATTACCACTGGTATACATCGCAGACGAACCGACCGCTGTGTTTCTAGCCCCTGTGGCGCTCCTAAGTACATTATAGCCTATTGCTACATTGTCAGTTGCAGTAGTAGCAGTACCCAGCGCATCCTTGCCGACTGCTGCATTCCTAGTGCCCGTGGTGTTAGCACCAAGCGCATCCTTGCCGACTGCTGTATTATCGGTGGCAGTGGTGTTGGCATCAAGTGCACCTCTGCCAACTGCTGTATTACTAGTGCCCGTGGTGTTAAAGTGGAGAGCATACGAGCCTATCGCTGTATTATCACCAGCAGTGGTGTTGTTATCGAGGCTATAGAAACCAAGCGCTGTATTGTTAGCACCAGTGGTGTTGTCCTTCAGTGAATCAAAGCCGACCGCTGCATTCGCTGAGCCACTTACGTTAGTAGCCATGGCACTTCTGCCTACCGCTACATTGTTATCACCATTGACGTTGTTTTCTGATGCTCCATAGCCGACTGCTGTGTTATTAGCGGCTGTGTTCAACCTCAAAGCACTCTGGCCCACAGCTACGTTGTAGTGACTGCTGACGTTAGCACTTAGCGCACTATTGCCAACTGCTACGTTCCAGAAGCACGTGGTGGCGGCATCGAGAGCGTAGTTACCAATTGCTACATTGTTGTCCCCTGTTGTAATCGCCGTCCCAGCATTCTCGCCAATTAAGACGTTATCGGTGCCACCAGATATGATGGCGGCACCGGCATTAAGCCCTGCAATATAGTTCCTTGATCCTAATGTTGTCGTGCTACTGCCATTGTTTAGTATTAAATGTCCAGCCGCACTACCATCCATCGTGGCGAATGTAGTATCGACACCGCCGTCTGTTCCCTTAAAAATAATATCGCTGTCAGAAGCAGCAGCATCAACAGTGATGTTACCAGAGCTTGTTGTCAGAAGAACGGCTGAATCACCAGCAGTAATGTCATCAGCAGCAACGCTGCCACCACCACCACCACCAGCTTGGAACGTAGGAGCTACACCTGCCCCATTTGATGTTAGTACATGGGTAGCAGTACCAACAGCCGTAGCAGTTATTGCGCCTGTACCATTACCGTAGAGGATTCCGTTGGCAGCGAACGTACCTGCACCTGTCCCGCCTTGCGCCACTGTAAGATCAGTCGTAAGCCCTGTGAGCGATGTGATGTCGGAGTTAGCACCGGATGCAGCAGCACCGAGTGCTGTTAGTGCTGCTCCAGCACTTGTTGCATTTGTACCACCATTAGCAATGGGTAGAGTACCTGATATATCAGTTGTTAGTACAACGGCTCCACGGGTAATAGTCTGTCCACTAATGGTAATATAATCAGGAGTTCCAGCAAGTGTAACATTTGTAGAGTTATCAGTACCGGCAGGGTCTACGCCCAGCGCCGTTCTGGCAGCACCCGCTGTTGATGATCCAGTACCCCCATCTGCTACGGCTAGATCAGTCGTCAGTGTAAGAGATGCAGCGGCAACTGCACCTGCATCAGAAATGGTTACTGTACTGTTCTGAAGTAGCTTTCCGGTTGTAGAATTAAAGCGAGCAATAGCATTATCGGTAGAGGAGGCTGGGCCAACTACATCACCAGAACCACTAGGAGTGGACCAAGTACCATCACCTCTCCAGAAAGAACTACCTGAAGCTCCTGTTCCCGAATTTAAATTACTAACAGGAAGATTCCCAGTAACATCAGCAGCTAAATCTACTTGATTACGAGTAATAACTTGGTTGGATATAGTAATATAATCAGGTGTTCCAGCTAATGTTACATCTCGTGTATTTATAGCTGTAATAGACGTAATAGCTGCTAAGTTTACTGACGTTAATACTGATACAGCAGCTATAGTTGTGTTTGAATTACTAATACTAGTTGCCATTGTAGCACTTACAGCAGCTAGTTCAGCATCTGTAGCAAAACCTGAGCCATCTCCAATAACACTATTTATAGATGTAATAGCATTAATATTTGTTGTAATATTTGTATTACTATTACCAATACTAGTTGCCATTGTAGCTGAAAGAGCTACAGCAAAGTTACTTACAGAAGTAATTCTAGTGTTGCTATTACCAATGCTTGTTGCAAGAGCTACTGATGTAGCAGCTAATTCAGCATCAGTAACAAATCCTGTTCCATCACCTATAACAGAGTTAATAGATGTAATAGCTGCTAGGTTTACAGATGTTAAAGCAGATACAGCAAATATATTTGTATTACTATTACCAATGCTTGTTGCAAGAGCTACTGATGTAGCAGCTAATTCAGCACTTGTAGCATAATTACCTCCATCTCCAATAATAGCATTAATGGAAGTAATAGCATTAATATTTGTTGTAATATTTGTATTACTATTACCAATACTAGTTGCCATTGTAGCTGAAAGAGCTACAGCAAAATCACTAACAGATGTGATTCGGGTATTACTATTACCAATGCTTGTTGCAAGAGCTACTGATGTAGCAGCTAATTCAGCATCAGTAGCAAAGCCTGTTCCATCACCTATAACGGAATTAATAGAAGTAATTGCCGCAGCATTTACTGAAGTAGCTGCTGAAACAAGAGTAATGCGAGAGTCTAGATCGACACCCTTAAGAGTAGCAGCACTAACAATTGTAAGCTGATTAGTTGTAAAAGTAGATACAGATGTTTCTGTTATGGTAATCCCTGTTAAGTTAGAGCCATCACCATAAAAGCTTACTGCAGAAACTACTGTCCCAGTAAAAGTACCTCCAATAAATTCTGAAGCACGTATTGTAGAAACAGAAATACTTGTCTCAAACCCAATTGTAGGATTACCCTCAGTACCATCAGCATTACCTATTGTAATGCCTGTACCGCCTACAAGAGTACGCCCATATACATTACCAGCACTAACAGCAACAATACCTGTAGCACCTGTTAGGTCTGCTACTGCATTAAGAGTTGAAGCTGACGCTGTTAAAGTTACTCCACTAAGTTGAAAAGTACCATTAATATTTACTGTATCAGTACTTAATTGTAGAGGAGAGTTGCTAGCATCACCATCTTGTATAGTCTGTAAAGAGCTAGTTAGTCCTACATTACCTGTCCCAACTTGTAGTAGTTGTTTGTAGGTATTCGCAATCATTGTTCCAGTAAGTGCTGACATTATATTGTGTTCCAATAACTAGCTGTGTCTTCCCAAAGCGATGAAGCGTTCTGCCAAGCAATATTCCGATCATTATTAGATTCTGGTCGTGGATTACGAATTGCTGGGCTGCTCCTTAAATTAGGTATACGGTTTTGTGGATGATTCTTTAAATCATAAGTCCCCTCATAATCTGTAGGGCAAACTAGCATACCATAGCTGTTTAATTTCATAACACTGTGTGGATATCTAAACCCACATGTATCACATATTGCTAATACTCTTCTATTACTTGCCATTATTCCTACACTCTATTTAAATTAGGTATGATACGTAAGCTTGCTCTTTCTCTGTCTTCATCCATTGCCCTTGCTAGACGTTCTTCATATTCCTGTTTTAAAAACTGAATACGTCCGCCTTCAACACCGGGACGTTTCATAGACATGAAATATGATAGTCCTGCCGTAAGGCAAGGTAGAAAACGACGGGATACATCTGCTGTCTGTACGGCAGATTTATTCACATCTTGAGTATACCTTACTTGCTCAATTTTTAAAAGGTCTGTTGTATTTTCTGGGATAGGCCATACGTACATAACAGGATTATCACGATTACGTCGAATGGCATATTGCGATGGACGGCCTGTTTGACCCTTACGAGGAATTTTAAGATACTCTTCCATTGTAATACGTTCTAGCTGAAGATCAGTATCATCACGATTAAGAACAACTTCTAATACATCAACAATACTATCAGCTAAGTCATAAGCTGTAACACTAGTAGAGACGGATACAGTAGTAGTATTAGTTGTCCATAAAAGAATACCTCTATTTTGCCAATCCTGAAGTAGTAGATTAATTGAACGACGAGCAGACTTAGGCTCATGACCTAGTGTCTGCTCACCACCAATCATTTCTATTGCTTCTTGAATAACTTCATCAATTGATAAGCTAAAATTATATGTACCCGATGTAGTCATATTTTATGTTCCTTTAAGGACGGCGAGCCTTTTTCTTTTGATATTTAGTATCGGAAAAATTTAGCATAGTTTTATTTTTTTATCTTTTTCTTCTTTTTTTTAGGTGGTGGTTTCATTACTTGTTGACTAATATTAGAACGTCCTATAGCCATCTTATGTTTTCTTTCTTTTTATACCACGAACAAACTTTTGACTTTTAGGTGGAGACTTCTTTGAACCTGAAGGCCCAGCCCAAAACAACTTATCTGCCCAATAAGCAGCACTAGTCTTTCCTTTTGCAATATTCTTACCGTGCCTTGCTTTAAAAGATTTACGAGCTTCAGGAGAATAGTTATGTCCCATATTCTGATCACCAAAACGAATAATCTTTACACTACTACCATCTCGTATAGCAACAACACCCTTTTTTGTTGGATGTCCTGTTGTACGCTTCGGTTTGTTTAAACCAGATAGTCCGTACTTTTTAAGTTTATTCTTTTCTGGATCAGTTAAAGCCACAACTACTTTCCTATAAGTGCTTTCACTGCTGCACTACAACGTGTAGAAATACTTTTTAAAATACGAACAACTACATGAATAGGGCAAATTTTACAACTACATTCCATTTTATTATATCCTTTATTTTATTTTTTTAATAAAGCCTATTATGTGAACATTTACGACTAGAGGATACCTTACCACCTTTTTTTAATTTCTTACCAGAAGAAGATGCATTACTTAAACCAACATCTGATCCTTTTAGAGAGTTAGCTACTTGCTTTACAGCAAAGTTTTCACCTAATTTTTTTCCGTCTCTTACTGTAACTCTCATTACCTCACTACCTTTCCTCCGCCCCGAAGAGCTTTACCCATACCACGCCCTCTGCTTACTTTACCACCAGCCCTATATTCTTTAGGTTCTGGATAAGCAGAATCAGAAGAATCAATCTCAAGCGTACCAAAGGGCGTTTTAACTTTAGCTTTACGACCTCTCATGTCTGAAAAATATTCTCCAATAGTTTCTACTTTATCTTTACCTACCTTTGGAGCAGCTTTAGGAGCTGGAGGTGCTTTACTCTCTGTAGGTTTAACTACAACTGTAGGAGCTTTAGTAGCTTTAGTAGCTGAAGGCGGGGGAGGAGTGGCACTTTTAACTGTAGAGCGTTTAGGTCTTGGTTTAGGAACTGGAGCTACTTTTGCATCTTTATCTTTTCCCATACCTTTAATTGCAGCAGCACCTACTCCGCCAGCAGCGACAGTGTTACGAATGTTCGCAGCATCTTTTTTGTTTGCTTTTGAAAGAAATGTGGAAGCTTTTCCTTTTCCTACTGGTGCTGGATATTTTACAACTTTTGCTCCTGAAGGAGTTTTTTTTGTGGCACCAATAAGAGCTTTAAGTGTAGCACGGGCAGAAGCCATTGCAGCAGGAGCACCTGATATCATTTTAGTTCCAAGAGATATTACTTTAGCAGCAGGTACACCTAAAGAAAGGGCAGCAGCTATATTTTCCCTTGCCGCCTTAGAAGCAGGAGTTTGTGTGCGTTTCTCAATTTCTTCTAAAGACTTGTCTATTTTTTTCTTCATTACTTGTGGGTATAAACGACCTCGTGAAGAATGTTTAGGACTTTGTGATCCTTTACGGGTATGTCTACGTGGTACGTCTGCCATTTTAATATCCTTTTATATTAGTATAAACTATTGTGTGAGCATTTGTATTTTGACGAAGAAGAAACTTTACCACCAGCCATATACTTCTTATTACCCCTAAGCAGTTCTTCGCCTTTCATTTGCTCTTCAAGCCTTTGAATACTTTTCAGTGTTTCTTTAATAGGTGGCGTTTTTGATTTAGTCTTTTTCTTTTTTGATTTAGGCTTTCTTGCTTGTACTTCTGACGAAAGTTCCTTTGGAACAGTAGTATAGTCAGCTAAATTTTCGTCCACTTGTTATCTCCTTAGTTTGAGTTAGCAACAATATTATCATCTGCACCTGCAGGACTTGCTGGTGCTTGCATATCATCACGACGATTTCGCCGTGCTTGATTACGTTGTAGTTCAAGTAGCTGAGAATACTGCTGCTGATATAGTC